CTGCCCGTCGGTGCGGTAGACGGCGCGCCAGGCCGTGATGTCGTTTCGGAAGCGGAAGTGCCTGCTGGAGTCGATGGTCACACCGGCGCGGTCCCCGATCAGGTACTTGGAGAAGTCGAATAGGCCGATGTCGCCCTCGGATCCCAGGGTGCGGGCGTGCTCGGAGAAGAAAATTGGGTAGCCGAAGAGCGTTCCGGGCATACCGTCGCGGGCGCTGGGCATAAAGACGTAGGATGGGTTGTCGTCGGGCCCATTCAGCAGCATCAGCTCAGACAGGGCCTGTCGGGTGCAGATCCAGACGGGGTTAGTGCCGTGGAACTGCTCGAGCATATCCACGATGTCCTCAAGTCCGATGCGGTTGGCGGTGTCACGTGGAACCTTGATGGTCGCGTCGGCGTTCAGCACCCCGAGAGGCTGCCCTGCGCCGCTGCCCTGCATATACGCCCGTTCAGCGTACCATCGGACGGTGCCGTTGAACAGCTCTCGCAGCAACGCCTCCAGGCTGACGGCGCTGTCCTCTAGCAGCTCATCGCTGGCCTCGGTGTAGGCCGCCAGCTTGTGAGCCACGAGCTTGATTTGTTTGAAGTCGGGATCGGTCTCGGTCTTGCTCCCAGCCTCTTCGGTCCAGTAGGCGTACACCCCGCCGAACCAAGGCGGCGTGTCGCTAGTCGTGTCGCTCTGATCCAACACCGGGAAGCGAATCTCCCGTCGCCGCATCGGGATGATCGTCGCCCGCTGGCGAATCAGCGTCTCGGGCGGCGTGATCATCTGCATATCGGTCGAATCCTCGGGCGGAACCAGGAATCCACCGGAGGCTCCAACACTCTCCAGCATATCCTTGCCCTCCACCCAGCCGCTCTTGTAGCTCGAAGTCGACGGCTCCGAGGGGTCCACCCACGGAACGAGTCGCGGCGACTGGCGGCCCTTGACACAGGCGCTGTAGACATCGATCAAGAACTCGCCCAGCCGCGTGTAGCCCCGCTTCGGCTCGGGCTGGTTGCTCTGGCGGTTCTTCTGTTCAACGCCTTCCTGGAGGTCAGCAGCCGCTTGCTTGATGTCGGTCAGGTTGTCGATCTGCTCCTTCAGGTCCATCGCGGCGTCCATCTTCTCGCGGGCCTCGGTCTTCTCCTCTCCAGTCGCATCCGGATTCTCAAAGACCTGCTTGGCCTCACGTAGAAGGACGCTCGCTTCCTCTCGCATCTCTACGATTCGGTCACTCATTTGATACCTCCAACTCTAGTAGGTATGTGTCAATACGATCTACCATCCATTCGTCAGAGGTGGGTGCATTTTGCGGCCCGGCCTCAGTTTCCATCGCGGCCCTCTCGGGTGCGTTAGATTTTTCATCATCATCCATCTCTTCTTCTGGTTCTTCTTCCTGCTCCTCGTCAAGCATTCCAATCAAATCGCGCAGCTCGTCTAGTGCAGAGTCAATGCCGTCAATAACGCCCAGGATGCGCCGCTCGTTGGCGGCGGAAATTGCCCGTCCGACCTTCCGTTGTTCAGGCTGGCCGCCTTCGTTCTTCTCCTTGAGACTCGTCACCCCGGCCGATTCGTTCATCGGGAATGTGACCAGGCTGATCTCCCACAATCGAATCTCGCGCAGGTGACGCACGGTCTCCCCGCCGTCCTCTTGCTTGCTGTAGTCGGTGCCGCCGGGAATCGCATCATATCCAATGCTCATACCATCAATCGCGCCGTCACTCAACAGCGCCAGTGCATCGCGCCCGCGCTGGGTATCGCTGATAATGGCCTTGAAGCGAAGGCCCACTTCGTCCTCGGCCATCTCAATCACGCGCCCAATCGGCTCCGTGGTGTCGTGCTGCCACAAAAATTTGACCTTGTGGCCGCGCTCTACCAACGTCTTGGCAAAAGCGCCCTGGTGAATCACGTCTCCACCCTGGTCAACGTTGCCGAATATGGCAGCGTAACCCTCAACCGTGCGGCCCTCGACGCTCTCAATTTTGAGCTCGAACGTCTTGTGCTCCATCTGTCGGGTCATCGTCGCCCCCTTCTCATCAGGATGATTCCAGTCATAGCAGCTCCAAAACCCAGCAGCGAATGGATCTGTCTTCTCGTCGCAACTATGCCGGGCGTTGAATGCCTCCCGCGCCTCCTCGTTTGTGCGCCGCATCGGCATATCGGGATCGGCGTATGCCACCGTTCGCTCGGAGTCATCGTATCTGACTGTGCGCTCGTATGCCTTGTCGTCACGGTCGGAGGAGCGCCGCCGTGTAGCCTGGCAGGTCACACCGTTGTAGGTGTAGCGGTGAAACTCGGCCTGTTTCTCTCCGGCTTCGTACATCGAATTGCACACCGCAATGGCCTGATCGGGAGTGTCGGCAGTTCCATCATCCATCACGATGGGAATGCACCGCTCCACAAATTCCTCTCTCGATTCGTCCTCTCTTGGCTCTGGCATATTCTCTCCCTGAAACGCAAAACCGCCCGCACCTCGCCGGGCGGGGCGCTTTTCGCGCGCGGCCCTGGAAATGCGGGCGGGATAGTGGCTCTTACACTACGCGGCCCTAATTATTCAATTGATTGCTATCTCATTATACACCATCTGGCGCAAAATGTCAAATCACTCCTCCTCCCACCTCTCAATCATTTCGGACATCTTGCGCACGATCATCACCAGCGCCCGATAGCAGGTGCGGATCAGGGTGCGCCACTCCTCCTGTGTGACTGGCGTGCGGTATGGGTCATCAGTCATCCGTCACCACCTCCATCGTCTGCCCGTCGAACGCGTAGCGCCCGTCGGGAAGCCAGCCCTTGCCGCCGCTGTCGGCCCACCGCCTCTGTGCATCACGGTAGGCGGCGCGGACATCCTCGTGATCGACGGTGACAGGACGGCTGTCGCCACGGTAGAGGATGCCACCCTGAAGTGTGAGGATCTCTGTCATTCCTCCCCCTCTTTGCTTTTGAAGTAGTCGAGGTACCACTTCAGCGCCCGGCTTACCGCCTTGACTGTGGAGTCCGCAATGGCATCAAGCACTACGTCGTCTTTTGCGGATTCGATGTGTATTGCGGATTCAAAAACCCCACGCCCATAATCGCCGTAGGATTCTTTTGTTATTGCGACCAAGGTAAGGTAATCCATTGGCTTCGACAAATACACGCACCTCCACTTCGCCGAATCAAACCGCAAAACGCGCCACTCAAAGGAGTCGCATATTCGCTCAAGTTTGCGCTCAACCTTCTCGGCCAGGGCGTTGTACTCCTCCCCTTTCATCATTCCCCCGCAACCAATCTCATAATCTCGTCGTCTGATACTGCCCTGGATTGCCACCTGGCTAGTCCTGCGTGATATGCCGCCACAACCATCGCCTTGCGGTCGGCCGGGTTGATTGGCTCGCCATAGAGCGAAGCGCCCTCGATCTCCTTAACGATAAAGTTGAACTCAATCCCAATCACTTGGTCAAGGTTACTCATTCCTCCCCCTTCGTCTCGCTCGGCCCAACCCCCCTGGCCTGCACCTGCACCCTCAGCTCGGTTCCGCAGCCGCACTTGATGGTAACACCACCCTCGACGCCGATGGTATGGGTTGCTCCACACTCTGGACAGGTGATTGTTGCGGCGCAGAACTCCACCGGGCTTCGATGTCTCGGTGCGAGATATTCGAGTCCTCCCACAAAACCCTCAATATCCTCCATCTTCCCCTCCTTGCTCCGACTAGCACATCAACTTTCGCCAGGCGCGGCGGGCGGAGGTCACGGTTGAGTAGCCGAATACTCCCCTGAAGCAATCCTTGCAATAGACGGTGTGATACTTCGCACCCGGCCACGAGCTATCAACAATTGCTTCTCCCCCACACTCACACGGCGGGATGGGGCGACGCTCTGCCTCATCCTTTGGGAAGCCGCCATCTATCAAGTAATGATACCTGTTCTCATCATCGAGCCAAATTCGCCACTCCGCCCACGCCGGCGCGTCGTCCCAGCTTGGCCTGGAGGTGGACTTGTCCTCCCCGCATTCACGTGGCGGGATGTTTTCGTCCGGCTCGATGGTGACGCGAACGTCCGTTGATGAATCCACAATCGCTGCGTCATCGAACGGAAGCTCAAAGAATAGCGTCATTCTTAATTGAGCAACTTCTTTATCGAAGTACGCGTGATAGTTCTTTTTCACACCCTCGATCTCGGCCTTAAACTCGATCTTCTCCACATTCTCCTCCTTACTCCGTCTGCATATCTTCTGCCAAAACAGGCGCAGTTGTGCATCGGCAATTGATAATCAGCCCAGGGGGCGCGCTCTTGTCACCGGGGTACTGCATCGGATAGCCGCCGATGTCGAACGGCTCGTCAATACCCACGATCAACGGATCTTGCCCCCAGGCCGCCCCCACCTGATGCTCTGGCCGGGTGCGGTCGTCGGGCGTCGAAAGCCACTCCTTGCCCGGCGCTCCCCAGGAGCGGTAAATCTCGTGGCTGCCCTTGTTCGCCGCGCCGATGGTCTCTGTACGAGCGATTGCGTCCCGCCGGTGACGCGGCAATCGCTCTTCGTACCACTCGAAGTCGTCTGATGTCTGGTCGCCCGTCATCCATTGTCGAAACAGCTGCTCGATGCGACTGCTCATACGGTCGATGCTCCAGCCCTCTCGCGTGCCCTGCTGGAAGAGGGCCCGCAGCCTCTCCTCGGTGGTCGCGTTGATGGGCTCGCTGAATTGAATCGTATACTCGCCGAACCACTCTTCCGCGTTCAGATTGCGGACGTCGAAGCTGATTCCAAACTCCTGCGCAAGCTCCTCACCACGCTGGGTCATCAACCCGCCCATCACCGGTGTGAATTCCTCACGCCAGTTATCGCGGCTATCGCCTCGCAGATACTGCGCCACGTTCAGCAGCGCTAACGACCAGTTGGGCGTCTGCTTGTCTTCGACAGCCTTCCGCTTTGCTTGGCCCACAATCGCCAGAATCTCACGCATATCGCGCTCAAGCGCTCGCTCCGCCGCGTCTGCGAAGCGTGGCTCCCACGCCTCCGCTGTGTCGGAATTCTGCTTCCAGTGCGCCAGCTTGCTCTCTGGCGTCAGCGACTCTCTCCACCCTCGAATCCGCTTGATTGTGTGCGGCTCCCGCGACGCCTCCTCTCGGTCTGCGTCGTCCTCTGCCTCCGGTGCCCCTCGTTCTGTCGAGCGCGGAGCGGGCTGACCGCCACCTGCTGGAATCTCCGCAGACGAGAACGGCAGAACGTATACGTCACCGCCATCAATCGGGTCCTGTCCGATCGCCGCCCGGTACTCGTTGCGCGTGATTGCTCCAGCTACAAATGCCTCCCGGGCTGCGGTCATCTGTTGCTCTGGCGTCGGTGTGAGGGCCGGGACCTTGCTTCTGTCAAACTTGACAAACTCGCCGTCCGAACCTCGCAGGTAATATTGGTACTCCGCCTCAAACGCTCCGATCTCAGGCACCATCGTATCCTGCCAGAATGCCTTGCGCGCCTCCTCGTAGTTAGAGTAGGTCGCACGATCCAGCCCAAAGCGCGAGCCAATAAGAATCGGCGGCACGCCCAACGCCATCAAAATGCGGCTCTCATTACGGTCGTCAATGTCACGGAACCCCATTTCGTCAAATGTGAGACCGAGCCGCTGGTATTCGCCCATCTCGTCCAGCACGCCCACGTCCGTCCAATTCTCGACGCCCCCGTAAATCTCCTGCCACTTGCGCCGAATACGGGCGATGTCCTCTTCGCTCAGTGGCACGTTGAATTTGAGGATGCCCGCTGGCATTGCGCCCGACTCGCAGAACTTCTTGAGGAACTTGGTCAATTCGTTGTCGACGTCTGCCGACCGAGCCGCCGATGCGATGGGCGACAGTCCGTACCCCATCCCCTCAAATGGGTCCAGCGGATCAGGGTACTTAACGTGCATCACGTCCTCGGGCAGAAGCGGCACGCCGTTTTGCGCCACCTCGCCCTCTGGCACGTAGAGGAAACCGCGCAACGTGCGCCCATCCCGATCAGGAATGATGCGCACTCGATCCGGTCGGAGAGGATACAGCGCCTGCGGTACATCCTCGCCTCGCTTGCGTTCGACCAGCACGTAGGAATTGCCGCTGATATTTAGATAGACTTCGTTCAGCTCTTGGAATTCGCTCCAGCTTTGGTAGGTGTTGGGGCGCGCTACCAACTGCTGTAGCGGATGTGAGGCATCGAGTAACTCCGGCTCCTCCATCGTCCCGCCGTATGCCCGCAGCGGCGCCGCCCGCGACGCCCGTGCTTTGTATGCAATTGCGGCGTAGATGATAGCGTTCTCGCGAAAACCCTCTTGAGCGTAGCTGGCATAGTCGATGATATGCCACTGAGGCTTGCCCCGCCTCCACATAGGCCACGCGAACGGCGCTCGCTTCTGCTCGAAGCGTGGCAAGAAAGCAGACGGGCCCTCTCGAAAGAACTTTGCGGTATATTTGATTCGGTCCCATAAGTTAGCCAAATCCTACCCCCCGTCGCACCTTGTAGCACGCCAGCATAATCGCCTCTCCCTCGTCTGGCGAGCGCCCAAGCCGTTTCTTGATCTTCTCTTTGTCCTCAATCGCCACGCCCGTAGTCAACATATCATATCTTGGAGCCGTCAAATCCGCCAACACCGTTGGAGAGTCTTCAATCGCCAATTCATCACCGGCGCCAGGCTCCAGCGACTCCCGCATATTCCAATGATAGAACGATCTGACATTGCGCATTTGAAGCTGACCGTTGCGATTCGTTCTCTTGGTGGCCGATGACGCATTGACAGCGTTTACTCTGGCGACGCCTTCGTCCTCGTATATTGCGTCAAACGCGCTGGAACCAATTCCTATCACATCAACGTTGACCTCGGTGTGCGGTCCAATTTCCACGCCAGGGAATCGCTCAATCAGTATCCGCCTCAGGTGCTGAAGCACATGCTTGCCCTTTGTCGTCATTTTCCCAGACACTTTCTCCACTCCTATCCAGGTATCAAATCGGAAGGCGTAGGCGGTATAGTCATCGCCGCCCCGCGCAACGTCAATTCCAATCTGGTCAAGTCGCCTTCCCTTCCATCCACCCGAATCCCATTTACCCTGGGCCGCCTTGACCCACTCGGTCGGTATCACCTGCCAGGCGTCGTCTGTAATTCCAGCAGTGAAGTCGCCCAAAAGCAGCTGGCTTCGCAATGGCTCCGGCGCGCCCTGCAAATTTGAGCGGTATGCTTCCCCCAGGTAGGGATTGTCGTCTAGCGCCGCCGGTATGAATGTCCTTGATCTTGGCAACAGTTTCTCGCCGTGGTGCCGTACCGGCTCCGGCCCATCAACTGCCTTGCTTTCGCCATTGACGACAACGTACCATCTTAGCTCTCCAGGAAGCGCCGGGCTTGGATGTTTGTCGTCAAGCCACGGTCCCCAATAATCAATGACCCATCGTCCCTCTTGATGTGTTGGCGGGTTGCCCGTCGAAACGACACGACAACGCTGGTCTTGGACCGTTGACCGATTCCACCTGATGATAAACTCATACTGGCCCTTCGTGAACTCTGTTAGTTCATCAAATGCCTTCAAGTCGTGAGCGCGGCCTTGATAGTTATTCTTCGTCGCCTCGTATGGTAGTCCACCAAATTCAATGCTACGCTTGCCGTCAACCTCGCGCCACAGGTGTTCTTGTCCATTGTAGCGCCCTTTATCTCCGATGATCTCCCGGCTGCGCTCAATAATTCCATCGGCGCCCGTCATCTGCTTGTACTCTCTACGCAATATCAGACTGTTAAGGTGCAACTCCGCTGCTAGGCCAAGCAGCAGATCGGTCTTGCCGCCGCCAGCTTGCCCCCCATAGAATAGCTCGTCGGCTTGGCTAAGCACCGCTTTCCATTGTGGCTCGCTCTGCGGGGCCCACAGGGCCGTCCCTGCCTCTATCCTCTTCAGATAGCCGGTCAGATAGGACGGCTGCGAGTGCAGCCATCGCTCGATCTCTGCTCTCTTCATCAAGATTCAGGCTCTCCCCGGCACTAGTAACGTCAATCTCAGATACGGTTCTAGCCTTGCCAGTAACTCGGTCCATAATGTCCATCGCCGCTCGCTGGGCCACATTCTCGTTATCGCTGCCAAGCTGGCTGACAATAGTTCGCGCTGCCCTCTCCGCCGCTTCGTCAAGCACTCGAAGCGCCGTGAAAGTGCGGTCCTTCTTGAGTTGCGCCGCCGCCGCGTTCAGCTCGTCTCTGTGTTCCTCGTCAATGCGATACCACGACGAACGGGAGATCCCCGCCGCCTTGTATCCCGCCGCATCGCTCTTCTCCCGGCTACGGTGCATTACATAGTCGAGCTCCTGTGGTTCCAAGTTATCCAGAAATGTGCTCAGTTCTTCTCTATTCA